CGCTATGCGGGACGAGGGAGGCGCTTGACAGCCTTGGGATAAGCGACGAGGAAAAGGAAAAGATCCTCCGGGCTATTCCGACCGTCGAGGACAAGTAAGACCCGATTTGCCGCGACAAAGATTTGGATTCCTTAACTGGAGTCCTTTTCTTTATACAAGGAGGTGGGGAATTTGAGAAAACTGAAGAGATACGTGCCAACGAAATTCAAGAACAAAGACTCCATCTACGACAAAGAGGCCGCCGATTACGCGGTCGGATTCATCGAATGCCTGTGCCACACCAAAGGCACATGGGCGGGGGAGCCATTTAAGCTCATCGATTGGCAGGAGCAAATCATAAGGGATGTGTTTGGCATCTTAAAACCAAACGGATACAGGCAGTTCAATACCGCCTACATAGAAATACCGAAGAAGCAGGGAAAGAGCGAACTTGCCGCAGCGGTGGCACTGCTACTTACCTGTGGCGATGGCGAGGAAAGGGCCGAAGTATACGGATGTGCCGCCGACAGACAACAGGCGTCTATCGTCTTTGAGGTGGCTGCCGACATGATCAGGATGTGCCCGGCACTCAATAAAAGGTGCAAGATCTTGGCCGCCACGAAAAGGATAGTCTACCTGTCGACGAACAGCTTTTATCAGGTGCTCAGCGCGGAAGCGTACTCCAAGCACGGCTTCAATATACACGGTGTCGTGTTTGACGAGCTTCACACCCAGCCGAATAGAAAACTGTTCGACGTCATGACCAAGGGTTCGGGCGACGCGAGAATGCAGCCTTTGTATTTCTTGATCACGACTGCCGGAACCGACACAAAGTCCATATGCTATGAAACGCATCAGAAGGCAAAGGACATTTTAGCGGGGAGGAAGGTCGACCCGACGTTCTATCCCGTCATCTACGGCGCAGAACCCGAGGACGATTGGACCGACCCAAAGGTTTGGAAGAAGGCAAACCCATCGCTTGGGATAACGGTGCAGCTTGAAAAAGTGAAGGCAGCCTGCGAATCCGCAAAGCAAAATCCTGCAGAGGAGAATACATTCAGGCAATTAAGGCTCAACCAATGGGTGAAGCAGGCGGTCAGATGGATGCCCATGGACAAATGGGAGGAATGCAAGGCGGTTTTCAAGCCTGAAGACCTCAATGGCCGTGTATGTTATGGCGGATTGGATCTGTCTTCGACAACGGATATCACGGCGTTCGTCCTGGTGTTCCCGCCGACGGAAAATGACGATAATTACTACATTCTTCCTTATTTCTGGATACCGGAAGAGAACATGGAGGCAAGGGTCATGAAGGACCATGTGCCTTATGACATATGGGAGAGGAAAGGATTCATCGAGACCACCGAAGGCAACGTTATCCATTACGGATTCATCGAGGCCTTTATCGACGATCTTGGAAAGAAATACAACATCAAAGAGATCGCCTTCGATAGATGGGGCGCAGTTCAGATGACACAGGATCTGGACAACTTAGGTTTTACGGTCATTCCTTTTGGCCAGGGCTTCAAGGACATGAGCCCGCCTACCAAAGAGCTGATGAACCTGGTCCTTGCAAAGCAAATAAAGCATGACGGCAATCCCGTCCTTCGCTGGATGATGGATAACGTGTGCGTGAGGGTCGATCCTGCCGGAAACATAAAGATGGACAAGGCGAGGTCGACGGAAAAGATAGATGGTGCCGTGGCTACGGTCATGGCACTGGATAGAGCCATCAGGAATGGCGGTGGGGCTTCTGAGTCGGTTTACGATTCCAGGGGCCTTTTGATTATTTAGGAGGTGTTCAAATGGGCTTATTCAAAAGAAAAGCAAGAGACAAGCCGCAGGACAGAACTGTCGGCAGTACGTACTCGTTCTTCATGGGCGGTTCAAGCGCAGGCAAATCCGTAACCGAAAGAAGCGCCATGCAGATGACCGCGGTGTATTCCTGCGTCCGTATCTTGGCTGAAGCGGTAGCAGGTCTTCCTTTGCATTTCTATAAGTACAACGAGGACGGCTCCAAGATAAAGGCGATAGACACGGGTTTATATCACTTGCTCCATGATGAGCCAAACCCCGAGATGAGCTCGTTCGTGTTCAGGGAAACGCTGATGACACATCTCCTTTTATGGGGAAACGCCTATGCGCAAATCATACGGAACGGCAAAGGCGAGGTCATCGCCTTGTATCCTTTGATGCCGAACAAGATGAGCGTGGACAGGGATGAAAACGGAGTCCTTTATTACACGTATCAGAAAAGCGCAGAGGAAGGAAAGGCAAAAGATGCCGGAACGGTGACGCTGAGTTCAAGGGATGTGCTTCACATACCCGGTCTTGGCTTTGACGGCTTGGTCGGTTACTCACCGATTGCCATGGCGAAGAACGCCATAGGACTTGCAATAGCCACGGAAGAGTATGGGGCGAAGTTTTTTGCCAACGGCGCAGCGCCTTCTGGTGTTTTAGAGCATCCGGGGACGATCAAAGACCCCGCAAGGCTTAGAGAGAATTGGAACTCAACATTTGGAGGAAGTGCCAACTCAGGTAAGGTGGCGGTGCTCGAAGAGGGCATGAAATATACACCTATATCGATTGCGCCGGAGCAGGCGCAGTTCCTCGAGACCAGGAAGTTCCAGATAAACGAAATAGCAAGGATATTCAGAGTGCCGCCCCACATGGTCGGCGACCTGGAGAAATCTAGCTTCTCGAACATCGAGCAGCAATCGCTGGAGTTCGTCAAATACACGCTTGACCCCTGGATCATCCGATGGGAGCAATCGCTCAACAGGTCCCTTTTAAGTCCGGACGAAAAGAAGAATTACTTCTTCAAATTCAACGTCGAGGGTCTTCTTAGGGGCGACTACCAATCGAGGATGCAGGGCTATGCGACGGCAAGGCAGAACGGCTGGATGAGCGCAAACGACATAAGAGAGTTGGAGAACTTAGACAAGATTCCTGCCGAGCAAGGTGGAGATCTTTATTTAATTAACGGCAACATGCTCCCGCTAAACAATGCAGGAGCCTACGCAAATAAAGAAGAAAAGGAGGAAAAAGCCGATGAAGAAGTTTTGGAATTGGAAAAAGGTTCAAAACAGCGAGACGGAAGAAAGAGTACTCGAACTTAACGGGACGATCGCGGAAGAGTCGTGGTTCGACGATGATGTGACCCCTCGAATGTTCAAGGAAGAACTGTTCAGCGGTTCGGGACCTATCACCATCTGGATCAACAGTCCCGGGGGCGACTGCATCGCCGCGAGCCAGATCTATTCGATGCTCATGGACTATAAGGGCGAAGTCACGGTCAAGATCGACGGGATCGCAGCTTCGGCCGCTTCGGTGATTGCCATGGCCGGCACAAAGGTCAAGATGGCACCGACGGCGCTCATCATGATCCACAACCCGTCGATGGCAGCCTTCGGCGAGCGAAGGGACATGGAAAAGGCCATCGATATCCTAAGCGAGGTTAAGGAATCCATCATCAACGCCTACGAGATCAAGACCGGGCAATCGAGGACGGTCCTTTCACATCTGATGGACAGCGAGACCTGGATGAATGCCAACAAAGCGATCGAACTTGGATTTGCAGATGAGATCTTAGAAGACGAAAAGAAGACGGTTCCCGCTGAGGCATACGCTTTTGGTGCCAAGGAATTCGAGACCCAACTCGTCAACAAGATCACGAAGCGTGGCGTTCCTACACCCAAAACGGGGCGCTCCGTCAGCGAACTCAAAGAAAGATTAGTCACAATCAAAAAATACATTTAGGAGGAAAAGAAAATGACTATCAACGAACTTATCGAAAAAAGAGCCAATCTCTGGAAGGCCATGGACGCTTTCCTCAAGGCCCAAGTTAACGAAAAAGGCGTACTTAGTGAGGAAGACGACGCCAAGTATGCCGCCATGGAAGAGGACTTCGACGACCTTACCAAGGAAATCAAGCGCCTCGAAAAGCGCAGCGCCATCGACGCCGAACTCAACAAGCCGATGAACGCTCCTATCGTCTCCAAGCCGATGGAAGCAAAGCCCGACGTCAAGTCCGGCAAGGCATCGAAGGCCTACAACGACGCATTCTGGAAACAAGCCAGAAACAGCGGATATCTTTCCATGGAGATCAGAAACGCGCTTCAGGAAGGCGTGGATTCCGAAGGCGGATACCTCGTTCCGGACGAATTTGAACATACCCTTGTCGAAGCGCTCTCCGAGGACAACGTGTTCCGTAAAAACGCCCACACTTTCACCACATCAAGCGGCTCCCACAAGATTCCGGTAGTGGCTACCAAAGGCGGCGCGTCCTGGATTGACGAAGAGGGCGCGATCCCCGAATCCGACGATTCCTTCGGCCAGGTTTCCATCGAGGCTCATAAAGTCGGAACCCTTATCAAGGTATCCGAAGAACTCCTTAACGACAGCGCGTTCAATCTTGAAGCCTATTTCACTACCGAATTTGCAAGACGAATCGGCGAGAAGGAGGAAGATGCGTTCTTCAACGGCAATGGCTCCGGCAAGCCTACCGGCATCTTCAATTCGACCGGAGGCGCTCAAGTCGGTGTGACTGCTGCAAGCGCGACCGCCATCACGGCGGATGAGATCATCGACCTCTTCTATAGCCTCAAGGCCCCTTACCGCAAAAAGGCCATCTGGGTGCTTAACGACACTACGGTGAAACTCATCCGAAAACTCAAGGACAACACCGGCGCATATTTGTGGCAGCCCGCCTTGACCGCCGGGGCACCCGACACCATCTTGGGAAGACCCGTGTACACTTCTCAGTTCGTTCCTGAAGTGGCGGCAGGGAACAAGACCGTCGCGTTCGGCGATTTCAATTTCTACTGGATCGGCGACAGACAGGGCATCACCTTCCGCAGACTCAACGAAAAATACGCGGACACCTGCCAGGTCGGCTTCCTCGCAACCAAGCGTCTCGACGGCAAGTTGACCCTTCCCGAGGCGATCAAGGTATTGCAGCAAAAAGCCGCCAGCGGAACCAGCGGTAACTGATGAATGGAGGTGGCAGAGATGACAGCGAACGATCTACTTACACAGGTGAAATCAAATTTGATCATTACATTCGACGACGATGACAGTCTTATTGTTTCCCTCATCTCTGCCGCCGTTTCCTACGCGGAGGGCTATCAGCATTTAGAAGAAGGGCATTACCGAACCCATGAGATGAGCGAAAGGACCAAGCAGGCAGTCATCATGCTTGCAAGCCACTTCTACGAATCACGTGATGGTTCCACGGGCGGCTTCTTCGCCGATAGCCCGAGCGCCGGGGAACAGACGTTCAAGACTGTGAACAGGCTATTGATGCTGGACAGGGAATGGAAGGTGTAGCGATGGGACTTGGTCTGATGAACAAGAAGGCGAAGATCATATCAATAACGCGTGAAACCGATTCTGAGGGCTTCAGTTTCGAGCACGTCGAGGTTTTAGCCGAAATCCGGGTGTTTATTGAGGGCAGGCACGGAAGCGAACGCTGGGCGAATTTGGCGGCTTTCAGTGAGGCTACGGAGCTTTTTAAGTTAAGGAGAGTTCCCGGGCTCACAATTACAACAAAGCATTACGTCGAGATCGACAGGACGAGATACAACGTCCTGTCCGTTGAAAACGTTAAAGGCAGGGGAATGTACATTGAGATACTCGCCAAAAGAGTGGAGGCTTCCAATGGCTAAGTGCACGGCAAAACTCCCTGAAGAACTACTAAAAAAGCTGTCCAGGGTCGGGAGCAACATGGACGTGATCGCCGATTCCGCGCTAAAAGCGGGCGGCGAAGTCGTCCTCAAAAAGACGAAGAGCAACCTTCAAAGCATGGTCGAAGGCCCGTCCACAGGTCAGCTTGTGAACGCACTTGGGCTTTCGCCCGTATTGCTGGACAGAAACGGCAACTACAACATCAAGGTGGGCTTTGACGAATACAGGGTTGATGGCTCATCAAACGCGATGATCGCCAACATCATCGAATACGGCAAGCACGGGCAGCCCGCTAAACCGTTTTTAAAGAACGCCAAGATCTCTTCAAAGAAGGAATGCGAGGAGACCATGGCCGGAAAAATCGAGGAGGAGATCGGGAAATTATGAACATTCTATCCGAAGTGAAAGAGCTACTTTCAAGCTTGGGCATACCGATCGAGACGGGTGTCTTCAGCAAGGAAGCCCCGGGCGAATACATAGTCCTGGTTCCCCTTGCGGATTCCTATCCGCTAAATGCTGACGATATGCCCCAGGCGGACAAGCAGGAAGTCAGGATATCCATATTCACGAAGGGCAATTACATCCGGCTGAAGAACCAGATCTGCGGACGGCTCATTGCCCATTTCTTTTGCGTCACCGACCGCAGATACAACGGATATGACGCTGATGCGGGCTACCATCATTACACGATAGACGTAGCCAAAACCTATGAAATTGAAAACGAGGAGGATTAAGTCATGGCGACAATAGGCTTAGACAAACTTTACTACGCTCCTATTACCGAAGACAGTAATGGGAACGAAACATACGGCACCCCGGTCCAACTTGCGAAAGCGATCTCCGCAGATCTTTCGATCGAGCTGAACGAGGCCACTTTATTCGCCGACGACGGCCAAGCCGAGGCTGTTAAGGAATTCAAGTCCGGAACCCTTTCCTTGGGCGTGGATGAAATCGGTAACGATGCCGCTGCAGCTTTGGTAGGCGCGAGGGTCGATGCAAACGGCGTGCTTGTTTCAAGCGGCGAGGACGTCTCGAACTACGTGGCGATCGGGTTCAGGGCGAAGAAATCAAACGGCAAGTACAAGTATTACTGGCTTTACCGCGTCTTGTTCGGTGTGCCCGCCACAAACCTTGCCACAAAGGGCGATTCGATTACGTTCTCGACACCGACTATAGAGGGGACGATTCTGCAAAGGAACAAAGTCGATGGTGCCAACAAGCATTTATGGAAGGCGGAGGTCACCGAGAGCGAGAATAACGCCGCAATTATCGGCGCTTGGTACGATGCTGTATACGAACCTACATACACGCAAACGGGTGCGGGAGGTAACGACTGATGGCTGACGAAAGAAGCGCGATCATCAGGATCGGCGACAAGGAATATGAGCTTTTGCTCACGACCAAAGCGACCAAGGAAATCGCCAAAAAGTACGGTGGGTTAGAAAAACTTGGCGACAAGATCTTGACAAATAAGGACTACGAAGGAGCGATTGGCGAGATCGTCTGGCTGATCGTCACCTTGGCGAACCAACCGATCCTCATCCACAATTACAAGAATCCGAACGACAAGAAGGACCTCTTGACCGAGGACGAGGTAGAAATCCTTACCACTCCGCAGGATTTAGCGAACTTCAAGGACGCAATCACGGAAGCTTTGTATAAAGGCGTTCAAAGGAACGTCGTGAGCGAAGAAGGAAAAAACGCGGTGGGCGGGTAAGCGACGAAGAGTTGTTTACTCGTCTTTTGTATTACGGCTTGGCCCATCTTCATCTGACTCAGGATGAGGTGTGGTTTATGCCTTTTGGGCTTTTGTTGGACTTATGGGAATGCCACAAACAATTCGAAGGCATCTCGAAGCCGAAAACGGAAGTTTTTATCGACGACGTCATACCTGACGGAATCTAAGGAAGGAGGGAATTGATCATGGCAGAGAATTTCGGATTGAAAATCGGTCTTGAAGGCGAGAAAGAGTTCAAATCGGCCCTTGCCGAGATCAACAACTCCTTCAAGGTTCTGGGGAGCGAGATGAAACTCGTCGAGAGCCAATTCGACAAAAACGACAACTCGGTTCAGGCGCTTACCGCAAGGAACGAGGTATTGGAAAAATCGATCGACGCGCAAAAATCGAAGATAGAGACGTTGAAAAACGCCTTGAACAATGCATCGTCTTCTTTCGGGGAAACCGACAAAAGGACTCAGGCCTGGCAAGTTCAGTTGAACAACGCAGAGGCTGAGCTCAACAAAATGGAGCGTGAACTCCAAAATAACAACAAGCAACTGGATTCTGCCTCGGGAGAGTTTAAGGACGCCGAGAAGAGCGCCGACAAATTCGGCGACGAGGTAGAGGAAGCCGGAAAGCAATCCGAAGCGTCATCAGCGAAGTTCCAGGCACTCGGTTCGGTCGTAAGCGGAGTGGCTGCCGGAATGGCTGCCGCAATGGCTGCGGTCGGAGCGACCATCGTAGCGGTGGGGAAGAAGCTCATAGAATGCACCAAGGAAGGCGCGGAATACGCAGACAGCGTATTAACCCAATCGCAAGTCACGGGGATAGCCACGGACAAGCTCCAGGAGTACATGTACGCCGCCGAACTCGTCGACGTGTCGGTCGATACCTTGACCGGCTCCATGGCGAAGCAGATCAAGTCGATGAAGTCCGCCCAGGACGGTTCGAAGACGATGGTCGAGGCCTACGAAAAATTAGGCGTTGAGATTATGAACGCCGACGGGACATTAAGGGACAGCGACGAGGTCTATTGGGAGATCATAGCGGCTTTAGGCTCTTTGGAGAACGAGACCGAACGCGACGCTTTGGCGATGACGATCTTAGGGAAATCCGCGCAGGAGTTGAATCCACTGATTGAGGCCGGTGCCGAGAAGATGGAGGAACTTGGCAAGCAGGCAAAGGATGCCGGATACGTTTTGTCCGATGAAATGCTGTCCGCTTACGGAAATCTTGACGATCAGTTGCAGATGCTGAACAACGGCGCTACGGCTTTGAAAAACGCTCTGGGCACCGTCTTGCTTCCCGTCCTTACGGAACTGACGAGCGAAGGAGTAGGGCTTTTAAGTGAGTTCACCAAAGGCGTGCAGGACGCGAATGGCGACATTTCCAAAATAACCGATGTTATCGGGGAAATCCTGCCGAAAGCAATCGATGCGGTGATGAAGTACATCCCGCAAATCCTTGACATGATCGCAGCCGCTGTCATCGGGATAGGCGATGCCATCATCGATAACCTGGACGTTTTGATTGCTGCAGCGAATAAGCTCATTCAGACTTTTCTAAACGCGATAATCAAGGCTCTTCCTAAATTGACCCAAGGCGCGATACAGCTTGTGTTCACCCTCGTCAAAACGATTCTGGATAACCTTCCGCAGATTCTGGAGGCCGCTATTCAGGTGGTTGTGACTTTGGCAAAGGGGATAGCGGACGCGCTTCCCAATCTGATCCCTACGGTCATCGAGGTCATCATAACGCTGGTGGAGACTTTGATCGAAAACCTGCCTATGATTCTTGACGCCGCATTGCAGCTTATCCAAGGCTTGGCGGAAGGCATCCTTGCAGCGCTTCCGATACTGATTGAGGCATTGCCGGAAATCATCCTAGCGATAGTTGATTTCATCTTAGGCGCAATTCCGCAGATC